GCCCACTCCGCCTTGGCCCCCCTGCTGGTCTCCCATCCACTCATCATATATATAGCGGTACACTTGTTGCATATAGCCATTATATCTCTCCTTAGCGCTTCTCTCATAAATTCACGATCTTCATACGAAGTTGCTGGGTCAAATTCTTTTGGGTCTGCGTCTGGGAACCCCTCAATCTTATCCATTTCAGCCGGGTTTATTACGACCCACCCTTGTTGCCTAAGGATATCTGCCTGCCTGTCAAAGGCGGGATAATTATAGTCCTCATGGCCGCGCATTGGGCCAGCTACATATACTGTGGGAGTCCTAGCCTTCATGGTTACATTACATTATAGTGGGACTGGTGTATTATATATTAGTAATTGGAGACTTTTTTAGCAATGGGTTGGTTAGAGGCATATTAAATGAAGTACAGGCTAAAAGCATTATTAAATAGAATTTCAAAAGCTTCATCTATTTTACCACAAGGTATGTGTACAATAGAAGTTTTTCCTGAGGATCCCAATGGAATGGGAACATCATGGCTTCTAAGCGTACCCTGTGAAATCGCAGACAATTGGAATGAAGGAAATCCCGAATTAATTCTTCCTATAATATGTCCAAGTGATGATGAGGGCGCTGAACCTACAGTTTTTATTCCCATAGATTACAACCAGGTTCACCACACTGAGGGATATTTCCATTGTATGACAGATCCGAAGTTCCTTGAAAAGCTATGTCTACTGTGGAAATTTACAGAAGGCTTACACGAGGCGGGGGATACAGAAGCCGTGAATGTATTCATAGACCTTACTCAAAATTTAATAGATTTACAAATCCGGAAATGCGCTCGACCTGTATGGGACATAACGCCTAATATTCCAGAGGGAACACGCATTGCTAAGAAAGATGGTTTAGACCAGGAAACAGTTCAGGTCTAAAGATTAAATTATCTTACTGGACACACTCCACCTTCGCACTCTATGTCACTTAGCATTTCACCAGACTCTATGTATGATACTGGTTTAATTTTATTTAACATCTTTTCGTATTGGTCTTTATTTATTTCCTCGTAAGGAGCTTGCCTAAAACCATGCTCTCTATGCAGAAGGAAGCTGACTGTTTTAAGAGACTTCTCGTAGTTCTTTTCCATCCACTCTTTTATTTCATCAAGCTCTTCTGAGTGGTAGTACACCGTGACCGACACTGAATTGTCAGACCAGAGCCTTTGCATTTTCTTTACAAGGTCAAGTTGATTTACAGCACTCATGTCCTTAGCTAGTATAGTACCCTCGTCAACGGTACATGGGAATTCTATAACCACCGTACTCCTATCCTCTGTTCCATCAAAACGTTTCACACATTCTACTGGATAGCCTGCCTCTTTACATGAGGTTACTAATCCATCATCACTAGACATTCTAATGCGTCGAATATAATACTGAGAGTATGCAGGATGAACTCCTGGGGTACTGCCAGACAAAAGCGACAGTGTACCAGACGGCTTGACAGTAGTTAGCCTGATACTAGAAGGGTGTCCGTTTTTCTTTGACCACTCTTTATCGAAATCTCTTAAGTGTTTATAGCATTCATTAAGCCATTCTATTTTATCAAGAGACTGACATATACCGGTAACGCCAACTCCTATTCTCATGTTCTTATGAACAACCTCTTCTGTATTTTTATGAATAAATGGAAGGTTGCATATCGCCTTTTGTGTCTTATAGAGAAGGGTGGCACACTCTTTAAATTCCTCTAAAGACGTCACGTTGTTTAGATATATTTCTGACAAATTGCAGCACTCGTAAGATTCTAATAGAATTTCTGCACAAGGGTTTACTATTTCGCATCGGTCTTTTTTCTTGTCGCCAAGCCTTCCATACTTTTGAGCAAGAGGAAGATTAAAGAATCCGTATGGCTCTCCTGATCCATCGTAACCTTTCCAAACAGTTTCGCTGATATGGTCAAATGAATCAGCATATATACTGTTGTTTGACATGGCTCGCCAGTTAGGTATGTTGCCAAGATCCCACCTCTTTGCGCGTAGGTATAGGTAGTCGTCGGGATCTCCAACGGCTATCTCAGCAGACCTTCTTACGTTACCTGCTACAACAACTGACCCAATGATATTACAGATATCTAAAACGTCAATAGAGCGAAGCTTCTTTCCTTCTCTAGATCTTAGGACTTCGCAGATATTATCGATGCCTTCGATTAAGATTCCTGGACCACTAGCCTTACCTCCAAACCCTTTTATAACTTCGCCTTTAGATCTTACTAGGATGGTTGAGTACCCAAAGGACTCTCCGGTAAAGAAGTAGGACTTTAGAACTTTCTTAATAAGTTTAACCCAACCCTTTCTGGAATCTGGTACAATAAAATCTGTATCGTTTGTTTTTTCGTGTGTTACTTTTACATCTTCTTTTATTCTGGGAAGCTCATGGATGTCTTCTTTTCTTATTGAAAATCCTACGCCTCCGCCCAACATAAGGTTTTCGAATATAAAACAAAAGTCGTCGATATCACGAATACATACAGCCCAGCAGTTAAGAAGAGAGTTGCCTCCAAATCTATCAACAGTAGATGTTCCTAGTTGCCAAAGCATTCTTCCGGCAAAGTTACACTTTAGATTGAATACATAATCGTAAAGTTTTTGAGCTTCTGACTTAGAGTATTTAGCACCTATTTTTTGCGCACCGTTTATACATCGAGCCACGGTTTCCCACCACTCTTCGTTTACTCCGTCATCTTTAACACGAGAATAGGTTCTCTTGTATACAATCTCGCCAAGCCCGTTGTATCCCCAGTTAGGCCGCTTGGTCTTATATGAACTCAAGAAGGAATCTGTTAAAATATCGCTAGTGTATTCCATTATCAATATAGGTTGTCGCCAGTCCAAAGTGGATGTTTTGTTTTAATTTTAGCATTATGTAATAAAGTATGTTCACACCAATGAGACACTCTCATTCTGTTTTCAGTAGCAGCCTGTTTGATAAGCTCTAGTTCTTCGTCATTGACCCATACGGTCAACTCTACTTGTCCATCCAGATGTGACATGGCGTATCTTGACAGGGCCATCTCTGCTTCGTCATGAGAAGGGTATGGACCTAGCCTTGTTGACCAAGCCTCATCCCAGAACCACCAATGATCATCGTGTTGATGTACTGGGTCACCTTTAATTTTTTCTTGTTCGTCCATTTTATCTATCTCCTTTTATTTTCTTTGTATTCTATTTTAGCCACAATATCTATTAGTTTAATTCTTTTCTTTTGTTAATTCTGGCCATGAAATAGTAAACAGGGTGTTGATTATTTTTCCAACAGCTTTGGCATACTGCCGTATTTCCCACTGTGCATTCTTGTCAACCCTCTGTTTGTAAAATCTAGAATAAGCGGCTAATGAACCGGTCCAATACCATTCAGTATACATCCCTTGAGGCAAACAAAATCTTGCTTGTTCAGGAGCAACACCATGTGTAATTAAATCTTCATACAGTTTGACTGATTCTTTCATATGATGTTCGTAGTCACGGTACAAAGGGAATGTCGCAAACCCGCCAGACGTTTCTCCTCCTCCATCTTTACATTCTAACCATTCTCCACTTCCTTGTTTTATGGATTCGCCTGGTCTTCTGCGCCACTTCGGATGATAAAACTCTGGTTCAATATCAACATACCTTCTACTTATCTCGTTCTCCACAAAACCCTGTTTATGCTTAAAGAATTGTGTGCGAATAGAAACAGGAGCTTTGATTCTTAAAGTAATTTGTGGGTGAGCAAAAGGAGTCCAATGATTATGTTCTGCTAAATATCGAATAAGTTTTATATCTTTATCACTAAGCGTACACACTTTACCATTATCATCTCCCCATTCGCTTTCGTTTGCAAAGGAAACCCTTGCGGCATTTACCACAGTTAAATCACTTCCCATACAATCAATAAGATCCACACTCCCCTTGTCTAAAACTTTTATTCTATCTGTCACTATGTAATCTTTCATACAAATCTAACACGTCACTGCTGTATCGCTGTGAAGTGTAGAACTCTTCATACACAGACCTGTTTAATTTTCCTAGCTTGTTACAGTCATCTTTAGATTCTGAAAGATTGACTGTCTCATTCACCAATTGGTCAATGTTCCCGTCTTCTACCAATATAAGATTGTCTTTATGATTAAGTTCTGGTATAGCAGAGTTGTCATAAGATATAACAGGGAGTCCTCTTTCCATTCCTTCTAGGATAGAGAAACAAAAGGCCTCGTTGGTGGTAGGATAATGAAGAACATCAATTCGTTCATACAGATTCTCCCTCATCTTATCACTCATGTTAAGATATATCTCTACATTATCCAATTTATTATCATTAATAAAGTTAAGTATTTTAGTATAGTAACTTTTATCCTGAACCTCTCCCCCTATAAGGAAGGGATTGTTTCTTAATTTTAAGGCGCATTGAAGGGTGTCCATAATTCTTTTAGAGGGACAGAACGCCGTAACCCTGCCAAAAACAATATTGCTATTTTCAATTGGCTCATAGTTATATTCTATAGGGCATGTTGATCCGCATCTTATTACAGAGCTATTAACCTCTTCAATTTTGGACAAGCTAAGACTCTTATTGTACTCAGAAATAAAAGTTATATGATCAAATATAGATTGATCAAACCCTATCTCTTGTCCACAAAGTACAGTGCAGACTTTAACAAGATTTTCTGGCAGGCCTTCAAAATAAGAAGGGCTTTCGTGTCCAGGAATATAAACATGCATAACGTCTGGCTTGAAGTACGTTATTAATTCGTGTATCCTATCGCCGTAATCGAAGGGTCCCACAGTATTAAAGAGGTGTGACTGACCTAGGTCCATGAACTTATACCTATAAGATCCGTTGACGCATCCAACAAACTGCTGATTATGTTCACTCAGGTTGCAGGCTATCTCGTAGCACGCTTTAGCAGAACCTCCAGGGTTATAGAAATTTGGTACGTGTAAAATGTCCATTAAGAAAAATTGTCCTTAATCATTTGAAGGAATGCATTCTTAGAGTCGCTGTAAAAAGACGGGTCAGACAAGTCTTTGTCATAGCTTAAAGCTCCTACGTTTTCATTGCCGATTATATTACATCCACACAGGGCTGCTTCAGCAACGGTTCTACCAAAGGCTTCTTTCCACCTTGGAAGGTGTACAAAATTCTTGGTTCTATTGTAAATTTCCGGAAGCTTGTCATTGGGTACCCTCCCTAAACTAACTGCTCCTTCTAGAGGTGTTGATCCATAGCCAGCAACATGAAGGCCTTGGTCTTTGTATTGGTCTACGATAAGGTCAGTTCCTTTCCAGTGGTTCATGGCTCCTACGGTAAAGTATTCAATATCCCTATCTATATTTAGGTTATTAAATTTCTTAGTATCTACTTCACGAGCATATAAAAAGGAGTTATCTATAGGCTGATTCATAAACTGTTCGAACTCATCTCGATGGAGGGGGCTTGCAAACATTGATACCTTTGCGTTGTTTACAAACTGCCTAGTTAAATTAGAAAGGGGGTTTATCTCATAGATATCATCCCCATATGGCTTTGTAGTACACCCTGTGTAAGCACATTCTGAGAAAATATAAGGGGTTTTTGAGTTTAGAAGAGAGGATTGATCATCAATAGTAAACCAAAAAGAACCTCCGGGATCATTGAAGATATCATGGTAGACATTAAAGGTGGACTCGTTTGGGTCTTTAAACTCACCCTGGGGAGTGCATATTGATACGGAGAACCCAAGGCTCTCTATATTGTTTATAATATTAAGTGCTGTTTGAGGCCCTCCACTAGTTCCATCGTTTCCTGTAGGGTCTATTATTGTGTAAAAAACTACTCTTGTATTAGCCATATTGTATTATAGTGTATAAGCCTACAGAAGATCAACAAGGGTTTCGTTTTTATCATGAAAGAAATAAAAAGTTTATATAGGGCTATAGCAAGCGCTTCTAGGGCTGCTATGGAATATGCCGAATCGAATTTATTAGGTCCTGAATCGGATAAACAAGATGGGCTAACACCAGAAGAAGAAAAAACGAGATGCAGACGTAAGAAGATCAGATGCGAAGAAGAGAATCCTAGGCCTACATCAAAACAGAAAGACGCATGTATTTTAAATGTTTGGAATGAAGAGTTTGGGAATGCTCCTTGGAACGCAGATCCAATGGACGTTTTGTGTGCAGCTTATAGAGGGGCGTGTAGCTGCGAAGTGGATCACAAAGTGAAAGAATGTGAATGGCAGCGCGCCATGGCTGCCTGTTTGGAGAATGAAGGAGAGGCGGATGAAGATGCGCGTTGCCCTCTCGTTAGGCCGTTTGGCTATCCCGACTGTTCGAAAATTACAGATGATCCAAATGGGATTTATTGTAGTCAAATATGCCGGGTAGGATGTGGCAATTCTGAGGATGACTGTGGACCTGGTCTGTCTGACCCAGAATTCTGGAAATGCGAGGCGGTTAAAGATATTTTGTTAGAATTAAACAAATGGGACGGCGAAGGTAGACCTCCTGCAGGTAGAGGTAATCTTTATGGAGAGTATAGAGACTGTATCATGGGAACAGACGATTGTGAAAAATGTGATTGTAAGAAAACTTTAGCTGATAAGCTAGAAAATATTGCTGGAACTGCAAGAAGAATAGCGAGAGATTGGGAGTGCAACATAGATCTTAAGTACGGGTGGTATGACAACTTTGATGTAGACGAATGCAAATCGGGTTTAGATTGTGGTCTAGTAGAACCTAATGACATTAGTGTTGTTAAAGTTGACAAGGTTAACAAACTAGATCCATTAAAATTCAAGCAGAACAGTTTATAAATGTAAAACTTCCACAATTTTATAGTCAGTAATAGGCCTATTTCTTTCCCAAGAATGGGTCTTTACTGCTTCTATGGCTCCGTCCTCAGTGTCATGGGTCTCAACAATCTTCTCTATTAGAATGGAACCCCATATAGAATCCAATTCATATACAACCCAATAGTTTTGTTTATCAGGCATGGTTTTTGTCTATCATGCATGAAGCTGTTCCATAATCAAGATTAGGAACAAACTCTTTAATGAGATTCACTAGGTTGGCAGAAGAGTTAAGTTGATCCTGAGAAAGAGAAAACCCTTCCCCGTGACCCAGGTCTATAATATTCTCCTCCTTAAGAAGCTCGTGATTCCACGCCCATCCTGCGAAGGTATACGTTGGGAATTCTCCAATCATCAATGCGTACAAATCAGAGTCTTCCATCGCTTTAGATGTACGAGCCAGAAGCCTTCCTGTTTTGTATTTTGTAGCCTTTACATCAACCTTATGGGAGAACATCATGCAATCGTGTCCACCTTTTCTTGCCCCAACAGTTAGGTCAGGAAACAAATTAAGCAATTTACAGAAGGCAAACTCGCTACCAATACCTTCAAGGTCAGTGAGATGATTACTTTGTGGTCCTATCTTAGCATTGGTTACGCCAGCTTTTCTTGCTGCGTTGTAACGTCGCTTGGCTAATGACTCTGCTATATCTTGCTCAGTCTTATCAAGAGTTACCTTGAAACATTTTATCTTATTCATATAGGTAGTATAGAAAAAACAAGGAGCCTTTTTGAGGCTCCCTGTTGAATATTCTAAAATGTCAGGTTAATTATTTATTGCCTTGGCCTTCGTAATTAGGAATTTGTGAGCCTCCACCTCTTGAATATGAAAACGCTGAAGTGTTTACAATTGCAGCTCCTCCGCCGGAGCAGTTAATGAAAGTCGTTACTGTTCCTGTTGATACAGGTCCATAGTTTGATCCATAAACATCGCCGATAAGTTTTCCATGTATATCAGCTATTGCACCGGATGCAGCATAGTTATTATCAGTGAAAGACGTAACGCCTCTGTTATTAAGATGCTGACCAGCTTGGTTTCCTGCTGAAACTTCATCGCGAGTGGTGTAGAATTTGCCATCGCCACCTGCTTCTGCTGAAGTGGGCGAGCCAGCTTGAGTAGTAGGCATTTCGCCATAAGTGTTTGCTGTGACACGATTTTGATATTGTGTTGAGTTATCGGGCGTGCTGTTATATGCTAGTGCCATTTCGTTCTCCTCTATAACTTGTATAGATTTTCTAATGGATTATACACTAAAGCTGCCTCTTGTGTTAATTATCCAAGCCACCTGAAGAATAGGACAAGGGCTTTACCTATCATAATACCTATAGGTAACCCTATTATTGCAGATAAAACAAGTTTAACGTTTATTATTTTATTTATTTTTCTCAGTAATTTTTTCATTATTATCTATATTTTCAACGATCCATTTATAGTATAGGTCTATTCTGGTTGCAGATGAATGTATTACTGTGCCTTTTCTAGACATTAATAAACTGCTTATAACACCACAGAGAGAAGGTGGGCTATCATAGTTAAAACGAATAACGGCTCCTCCACTATCGCCAAACTCTGCATGAGTTGTAGACCCCTGCCACATTAAGGTGTCCTCACCCTCCATGGTTCCGTAGTACCAACACGACGAACCGAGAGTAAAAGATTTTATACCATCTCCAAAGCCTATTGCTACCATTTTCATGCCACGGTTTTTGCGCGGATCTAGGGGCTTTGTGCTTAATAAAATAGGGGTAATATCATCAATAGATTCTTCGAGGAAGAGAAGGCTTATGTCAGATTCTGGAGAGGAAAAGAACCCCATCGAGAAACGAGGATGATCAAGAGAGTCTTTTATTTCTAGAAGGGTGACACCTCCATCGAAACTAACAAATCCAAGTGGACTGATATTACAATGAGCTGCAGTAATTACAACATCTTGTCTAATCAGAACCCCGGACCCCACTATTCGTTCTTCACAATTAAAGACAGAACAAACGTAAGGAAACGGATCGTTTGAAGAACCCACATCAAATATTACCCCCTTGTTAATCTTGGACTTGTCAGCTATGGCGCTGAAAGTTGTATCATCAAACCAGGGTTCGTTAGTATTTTGTGGTGTGGTAGTGCTACTACTGGCGCATCCAGATGAAACTATAACAAGAAGCGCTAATATGAACTTTGCAAAAAATCTCAGTCGTGGAGACTCCATACTAGTTAATACACTACTGACTAGTAATTTTTATAATTTATGTACTATAAAGAGTCTTGAATGTCTTGCACTATCCATTCAAAGCCCACCCAAAGCATCTTTAGAAAGAGTAAGACAGAAACAATTTGTACAATTAGTATCAAGAAACCCATGCGTTAAGTCTTTTGAGAAGCTAGGTTATTAATAAAATTAAGGTAAGCCAGGTTTACATTCTTCTTTACCGTAATGTCGTCAAAGTATTCGGCTATTACCAGGGTTGCCCTGTAAGGAGACTTAATTGTAAACCTCTCCACACCTTCAACCTCAGAAATGGCCCTAGTTAGTGGTGAGCTTATGGGGTAATTCGTATTAATATTAAAAGAATTGTACTGCTTAAAGTAACATTGCTTGCTCATTATTGGGTAGACGTTTCCCTCTATTTCAATTGTTTTAGATACTACTGATCCTTCGGGAAGGCCGTGCTGACCAACTTCTTCTATTTGGTCACACTTGCTTTCTTTACCAGTAGGGTAACTACATATTGGACATAGTGTTTTTTCCCAGTGTATCTCCGGAGGCTTACTCCAGTCGACTTTTATTTTTGTATACATGCTCATGGTTGGAGGTTAATGTTTCCTACTAGTGGTATTTCAGCGAGGACAAACAAGGCGTCCTCTTTGTCTATTTTCATATCGATGCTTGGCATGGGTTCTGGATCTACCTCAAAGTCTTCTTCGTAATCTTCGTCACTAGAAGACTTGCGCAT